GACATTGGTTCCAGGAGAACCTGTTGGCTGCAGAGCCACGGGTCGGAGTCGGTTTTGAATCAGCTTACAAGTTCTGGGATTCTGTGAAGAAGCTTGGGAACTTCCCTACGGAGTGGCTTAGGCACCCCCACGTGAGTGGGGATGTGAGCCAGTGTACTGATTCAACCGCGCTAGAGGTTCACTCTGTGTTGCTACAGAGCTATCTCGATGAGCTTGAGAAGAAGGGGGTGGGGGTCCCGGCTTGCACCTGGGTCTCCACCTACCTTCTCACTAGTAGCCACATCTTCACTTATGACGAAGATGGAGTTCATTACACTGTTGAGGGTGACCACGTGACAGGAGTAATGATGGGCGAGGGACTTTCGTTCATCGCCATGCTACTACAGAACCTAACCCTTGATGAGCGCGTGAGCGACCTCGAGGTGGAAATGTGCCCTCCCGGAACAGTACCCCCTATAGCCGTAAGGCCTGAGGGGCTGACGGATATAGTCGGCGACGACTATCTCCGTATGTTCTGCACGCAGCCACAGCTTTACAGCCAGATTGCTTGGGACTGGTATTCCTGGACAATGTCAAAGGGTAAGAATGGCGTGAGCCATACTTGCCTCCAACTCGCCGAAGAGTGGGGATATGCTCGACCTCTTTGTTACCTTACGGAGAAGGAGTTGAAAACGCCTTACGGGAAGCATATCTTGAAACAGGATTGCATTAAGATCAAGTACTTCGCAGTACCTGGTCCTAATGCGGACGGTGACGCACCCGCGTGGGTGGGTCGAGCGCAAGCTCTGTCCAAGCACCTCGATTGGTGTAATCATCTCCCTACGGAGAGGAAGGCACTTCTTTGTGATGCTTTTCGGGGCTCATATAGCGATATACCGCGAGATATACCTGCTGCATGGGCTCTACCCGGGCTATTGGGGGGCCTTTCTTATCCTACGACAAGATCGGCTAAGTCCATTCTGAAAAGAATGAAGTTGGATCGGAAGGTGCAAACTCTTCTCGGTCTTCCCCAATGGGAGGTGCAAGCCACTTTACAGCGACTTGCAGCCTTTCACCAACCTTACGGTACGGCAAAAGGCGTCCCTATCCCAAAGTTTAGAGAGCTCGACCTCATGTTGGG